TGCTACACCAAGAGAATCTCCCATTGTAACAGCACCACCTATGGTGGTAGTACCTCCTACCGTTAAATTACCTACAATAACACTGTTACCAGATACACATACGTCGTCATCAAATTCAGCTTTTCCTACTACTGTTAGTGTACTAAGTAAGTTTGTAGCTCCTCCTACACTTAATGCTCCTGCTATACTGGTAGCTCCACCTATGGTGGCCGTACCAGCTACGGCAAGATTCGTACCTATATTAACATCACCACTAACTGATACATCTTTCTTGAATGTACCATCACCAGATACGGTCACTGTACTGGCAAAGGTGGCTGCACCTGTTCCTTTAAATGTACCACTTACCGATACATTACCGGCCACATCCAATGTACTTCCAAGACTTACAGCACCTGTAATGGTTGTGGTTCCACCTACAGCAAGATTACCTACGAGTATGGTATTTCCACTTACACATACGTCATCATCAAATTCTACTTTACTTACAAACTGTGAGGTTCCACTTACATAGGCATTCCCTACGACAGATATATTACCGACACATACGTTCCCACCTACACTTGAGTCAACACCTGTAATATTAGAACCATCACCATAGAATGCAGAAGCACATACCTTGGCATTAGGAGCTGCAACATTAGCACCTTCAATAGTTACTTTACCACCAATTCTTACATCACCAGATACAGAAGCATTACCATCCACTCCAAATGTACCAGTTGCTTCTACAGCCTGTGTTGAAAACTTTATAGCTATATTTGTACCATCACCTGTTTGAAGCTGTGTAAGATCATTATCTACACCCTCATTGGCACTGACAGCCATTTTAATTAGCTGCTTATATGTATCTGATATTTGTCTTCCTGTTAATTTGCTCATATTGATTGCCACCATCTATCTTCTGCATCCCAATTATTACTGGCAGCTTCCCAATTAATTTGTCTACCACCAGTATCAGGACGAGGGTTACGTATCGTTGGATCATCTCTTACATCAGGCACCTTATTCAGAGGACTATTCTTCAGATCATACTGACCATCAAAATCCTGTGGGCATACCAGCATCCCATAACTATTTAATTTCATTACTCTGTGTGGATAAACAAATCCACACGTATCACACATAGCCAGAGCATTCTTATTACTAGCCATTAAATATACCCTAGTTTGGGTTTAAGAAACAGATTTGCTCTTTCTCTGTCTTCTTCTAAAGCTGTTAGTAATAATGCTTCGTAGTTAGACTTCAACATTCCAATACGGTCCATCTCAATACCGGGAGTTTTCATGGAAAGATAATAGGAAAGACCACATGTAAGTGGTGGAAGGAATCTCTTGGGCATATCTGCATTTTGATCAGCAGATTTATTTACATCTTCCAGTTCTCTAATACCTTCAATACTTAATATATCGGTTGAATTTTCAGGAATAGGCCAAAGAAATATTGTAGGATTATCTCTATCTCTTTTTATGGTAAACTGAGTAGAACGACCTGTTTGTGTCTTATTAGGAACAAGTTGGTATTCTTCAAAACTAATTCTTTCTAACTGAACATCTGTACCATCCCTACGTAATACTACTTCCAATGCATCCAATGTACTATCAGATAATGCATAGGTAGTAGTACTTGTAATAACTGTAACAAGAGTTGTATAGGTAGACCAAAGGAGAATACCTCTGTTCTGCCAATCCTTTAACATTAGATTAATAGAACGACGAGCAGAAGCAGGAGTATGACCAAGGGTTTGCTCACCCCCGATCATCTCCGTAGCTTCTTGGATCACCTCATCTATATCTAAGTTAAAGTTAAATGTTCCTGACGTAGCCATACTTATTCACTTTCTTTTCTAGGAGCTGGAATTGATATACGAAAAGGAATTCCTTCTCCTTCTGTTTCTCTAGGACCAAATCGTGATCCTAACATTCTTAATAAATCACCCCATAAATGTGTATCTATCATTTCTGGATAACGACTACCTCTATGTGTAGAAACTCCTAGAGCTTGCTGTTCTGCCGAACGTTTACTTTGTTTTCTTCCAATAATTCTATTTAACATATTTTTTAAAGTAGCATATTGTTTTCCAGTTGCTATTCCCCTTTCTCCATAATCTGGATTCCAACTATATTTTTCTTCTCCTGCTTCTCCACCAATAAGATATTTATATCCTCCAGTTTTAGGATCTTTTACTATTTTCCAAGGAAATGCTCCTAAAGAACCAAGAACTCTTGATATTGGAACAGTAGGATCTCCTTCCTTTCTTCGACTTAAGGCTGCTTCTCTATAGGTTGCTCCTCTATGTGGTAAAAGACTACTATAATCTACATACTGAACACTTCCGTGTTTTGGAAATCCCGGTAATCGTTCATAACTTCTCTTTTTCCAAGGAACTCTAAAACCCATATTAGCAGGATCGGCCCAATATAAATTATCTAAAGTACTTTCTGTACGTGGTCGGCCGGGTACTTCTTTTTGTTCACCACGAATTCTTGATTGCCCAATAAGAGTAAGCATAGCCTCTAATTCTTCTTTTGGAAAATATTCTTCCGTTAAAGTTTCTTCAGAAGCCCGTGGCATAAATTGTCGTACATATAAACGTACTGGAGTAGGAATAGTAGTAGGAAGAGAACTAATTCCTCTACCCATTAAATAAGAAGTAGGGGAAGCCATATTGACTATTTCTTTTTTGTATTTGTTTTTTCACTCATGAAGAAACCTACAACACCTGATGCACCACATGCAATCATAATAATGTTCTGCCATAAATCAACTGGTACACTGATACCAATCATGGCAAGAACACCTGCAAGTGCAGCATAAGATGAGGGTTCTTTAAAACGATCTATAATACGAGTCATTTCATTCTCCTTTTAGTTTTTGTCTTTAGTTGTTTACCACTATTCTTTCGTATAGTAGTTCCATGTTTTTTAGCCCAATTCTTAGCAATTTTTGGGTGGTTAGCAAATAGAAAAGAACGTTGATCTTTTGATTTAAACGGCATTAAGAACTCCCTGTTTTTCCCCAACCTTTTAGAGCAGCTCCTATACCTTTAGGTCTAACAGGAATAGAACGAGGTAATCTTTTAGATCCAATCATTTTACCTTCTGCATACTTCTTAACTGTTCCACCACTCTTTCTTTTAACTATACCACCTGATTTAGAAGCACCATAACCTCCAGGTCCATATTTAATTTTAGAAGCAGTTGTAGTGGTCTTTTTAGGCTGTTGTAATTCTGCTGTTGTCATTCCCTGATAAACTGATTTCCTATCTTTTACCTTTGGAACTTTAATTGTTTGGCCGGGAGTTATCCGATGTATATTAGTTATACTTGGATTAGCTTTCTTAATAGCAGCTACTGTCGTATTATTATCTTGAGCTATTTGAGAAAGAGTATCTCCAGCTTTTACCGTAACACTTTTTGTTTTACCAGTTCCAGCAAAATAACCTACTCCTGAAGCAATACCGGCTGCAAGTCCTACTTCTTTTAAACCTGTTTTACTCTTTCTTCTTCCAGGTCGTCTGGCAAAAGATAATTTAGATGTAGAAGCTCCTGTTGGTAAGGCACCTTTTGGTCCTTTACCTATAGGTAATTTAGGAGCAGCACCTGCTGTAGTAGCACCTGTAGCTTTTCTTAGTCTTGCTTGAGCTGTAGATGTACCTGTAGTTTTTGTTTGAGATTTGGTTGTAGCTTTACTTAATCTTGCTTTAGCAGCAGTAGTAGTAGTAGCTTTCTTTTTAGCAGCAGTAGTAGTAGTAGCTTTCTTTTTAGCAGCAGTAGTAGCAGCTTTCTTTCTGGCAGTACTAGATAAAGGAGGCATCTTAGGAGCACCTTTACCTTTTCCTGCAATTTTTGTTATACCCTCATCTATATCTCGTGCTACATGTTTTGCCCACTTTGCTTTGCCAGCTTTAATTAATTCTATAGCTTTTTGTCTAGGAACTGCTTTAACAATTCGTGCTCCTATCATAATAATAGGTATTAGTGGCCCTGCCATAATCTCTCTCCTTAATTAATATTATAACGAGCAGCACCCCAGCCTCTGGGTTTCTTTATCATGCCACCTCGTTTTCTGCTAACAACTTTACTTCCCTTTTTAAACGAATCTGCAAGTCTTTTAGTTGGCTGTTTTATTTTTCCTACTTCTGAAGTTACTCTATCTAGATACTGTTCTGAAGGTTCTCCTTCTATTCCTAAACGTAAAGAGGGTTGACGTTTAGGTCTAATAGTTTCTCGTGTTACTTCAAAGGGATCAGCTTCCATTAAATCAGGAGCTTTTGTATTTATTTCTCTTTGTAATTTTATCCTGTCTCGT